ACCTAACAGTGTGTTCCTTCAGGATGCCCGCGTAATTGATTGCCTTGGCTTCAACCTCTTTGCCGCGCTTAGCTGCCCGCTCATAGGTTGAGTAACCCTTGACGCCATCGAATGTGAGTTGGTGTTGCATTTTCGTTTCTCCTTGTTGGTGAAGCTTCCGGGTCCGCGACTGAAAAGAGGCTGTCGGCTTGCTTCTGACCAAACACTAGCACCAAGGTATTAACGAGAGGTTAATAATTCAGGTGGGCACGCTGAGCGTGAGCGTACATCATTTCTTTGGTGTCGGTGTCGGCTGCAAACAGCGTCCAATATGCATCAAAAATGCGGTTCAACCTATCCGCTTCCGCGTGCATCATGTCGAATGCCCGTTGCGCATCTTTACGGCTGTTGAACATTGACACAAGTAATTCTTCGGTTGCCAGCTTCTTGATTTCCGATTTGATGCCGGCATGAGCCGCCGCATTGATGTCAAGCTTCTTTGTGTTGAATGTGCGGCTTTCGGCAATGGTGTTCTTGTATATCGTTTCACCAATCTTAACCGGGTAGGGCGGGCGCTTGTCTTCCACATCCGGGCGCAAACCAAGCCAAACATGGTAACGGTATGTTTCATCCGTCCAGTTGGCAGAGAAAGCCATGTCGCCAATCGGGCTATAATCGGAATGGCTTTCGATGGTGATTGAACTACGCATTTCGGTTACTCCAAAGAGTTAGGGGCATTCGCGCCCTTGGGGGATTAAGCTTCCAATTCCACAAACAGCCGTTCAACTTCGGCACCGTGGTATTCCTGAACCGCTGCAATGACACCATCTTTGGTTTCAAAACCTTCAACGGCCACCGGCTCACCATTGTAAAAATGAGCAAGAATGAACTTGTGAGCCGGGTTGCCGGTGCAAGCGCCGTATTCAGCTTCTACGTTTGCGGCGGTTCCAATTACAACGGTGTCCATCTGCTTAGTTCCTTTGTTTCTCTAACCACCACATTAGACCAATCGTGCCGCTTGTCAACAGGGCTTTTTCAATTCCGTTTTCTTTTTCACCAATCCCACAATTAACGGGCCACATTGACCAACCCAGGTTATTGCTCGATTATGTCAAGCCCTCATTCCCTTAAACCCTTGATTTATATATACTTATTATACTTATTATAATTATTATAGATAGATAGATAGTGGTATTGAAGTGGTATTGTCTGGTAGTTGGTCGGGGTGGGGGTGTGCCGCCACTTTTCTAATAATCACCATAACTTGTAATAGGTTGTTAGATTTCAATGGCTTACCGGTTATGAACCGTGACATAACCCATAATAAGCACTATGCAAGAAATAGCCCCGGATTGTTGGTGACATAAGCTCGGCCATTGAATTTGTATTTGTCCCTTAGCTGAGGCATTGGTACTTCGCTGATAATGCCCCCTTCAACAAGCGTTTGAATAGCCGCTTTGATTGCCACGGTTGCATTGCGCTTATCATTGCGGAAACAAGCGAAATTGACCAACTTCCTTTGCAAGAAGAAATAGGGAATGATTTTGTCATTGTGCATTTGCGGGTTGACTTCAAACCCTTTCACGGTTGACCAATCACAGGTCAGATAGAGTTTAACTGCACCCTTCAACGCTTCGTCTTGTTCGGTGTTCTCATTATTAGCGCCGATGGTGCCCGCCGCGAACATATCCAACAACCGCAACGTGTCTGTCATGACAAGCGAGAGCGCCCAACGTGCCATCAACTCGTCTATGACAGGCTCATAAAAATTTTGCCCAACTGCTAGCAATCCGGCTAGCTTAAATGTCTTCAAATGGAGCCGGTTCCAAAGCTGTTTGAGAATGTCCTTATCTGCCCGGTTGATGCGCGCGTCTGCATATTGGTCAACCGTATTAAGGAAGGTTAGAGCCGTTGGTGTGGTTGCAATGGTTATCACCTTACCGGCTCGCATGTTCTCATGTACTGAGCGCAGGCCATTGTATTCAATGATAGCAAACCTGGGCAACAAACCCTGGATAACGCTTTGTTCGTCAAGCGCCTTATAAAACGTCTCAGGAGTGCTTTCGCCCAACAGCGTGAAAGCGGGTTGATATAGATCGGCGGTATTGTTCTTTTTGTCTGAGTAAATGGTTGGTCGCACCATGTTGCCGGCGCCGCTCTTGTTATACAGGTCCAGCAGAACGCGCCTAAGTGAAACCTCAGCCCCGTTAGCGTGCGGGTGCGACATTTGCTGAAGTCGCAAACCAAACTCACCCGTTACTGAAACAAAGCAGGGGGTTTCACGGTCGGACAGGTGTTTGAGTAGCGCTTGGCCTGAAGCGATTTCAGAAGGCCCCATGAATTGGAGGGCTGAGGGCACGCCATCGGTTTCGTTGCCCACAACTGACAACAGCCGTTCGATCCCGCTCGATATGGCTTCCTTGCCGGTGCCCGTGGCACCTAGCAACATGATGTAATGATTAAGCCCGGTGCCGCTCACATTGTAGGCGCGGCCCATGATGCCGGCAGCGAGCCCGAGAGCCCCCGCAAGCGCTATCTCATAGACCGGCCTGGGGGCAGCGGCATAGATGAAATCCACCATCTGCCCGATGATGCCGGGGGGCGGCAGATTGCGCCATAGGTTGGTTTCAAAGCCGTCCAGGGTGTAAGAGGGGGCGGGGGGTAAATCCGCACTCACCCCCCGCTTTGGCATGGCCGGCGCCGGAAGGTCCGAACCCTGGGCGCTTGCCTCGCTAGCGAGCCGTTGGGCGGCAATCGCTTGGTTAACTTGGTCAATCACCCCTGATATGTCAACGGGGGGTAACATTCTATCGAAACTTTTATTAATCATGTAGCCAGTGAGCGACGAAAGCCGCCCAGGCTTGGCATTGACGTATTTGTCTCGCTTGCCAAGAACATTCGTTGGATTTGCATCCGGTTCTTGGTGTAAAAGGCAATGATATCTATCAAGGCAAAGTCGGCTTCCGATGTTGAGAAATAGCCGCTTGCATCGCCATTCCATAGCCGTGTGAATAGATCGCCATTCTTGGCCTTTGAGGCCTGGGCGAAAATCTCGCCATCTTCCGCGTGTTGGGTGTAGTCGCCAGCATAGTAATTAGGTTCGGCACTCACGCCCATTTCGGACCAAAGCAGCTGGACAAGCTCTTGTCGGTCGGCAATGGGTTTGTCTGCGAACACGTCGCCCGTCATAGTGAAGTAGCGGCCCGACGAATACATTTCAATTCCAAGGCGCTTGCGGCCATGGGGAATGCGCGCCTTGACAATAATATGAAGCCCGAGCCCGCTAGGTGAGCGCTCGCTATAGCTATCCATCTTTTCAAAGATTAGGGATTGGCGGGCCGCGTCAACGGGATCATGTGGGATCGGCTTCCCATTCTCGTCTTTGGGCGCGTCAAGGTCTATGCCCGTGTATGGGTCACGGTCAGTAAAGACAAAGCCAACCCCGTCATAGCCCGAGCTTACCGCCTTAACAGCGTAATCAAACGGGCACCAATCTTGCGGGTTCATCACACTGGCATGGTAGCCAGTGCGCGGATTGTAAGGCACCTTGGTTGGTGGTTCTTCTTGGCCGTTGGGCCACTCATACCGCCATGTAATCCATTGGTTGAGTGACTTAAGCTCTTGGGGCAGGCGTTCAAAGGTCATGCTGTTTGCCACTCAAGAAGCAATAGAGTGTCCAAGTCTTAGCTGCCCCAGGTTCAATAATCCTGCCACTGGTAAAGGCTTTTAGCCAATTATGGTTAATTCCGGTGTTCTCTGCTATTTTCTCAAGCGTCATAGAAGGTGGCCGGTTGCGCACCAAATCTAGCGCGCGTTCAGGCAATTCATACCTCATTTAGGAAACCCCTTGCGGATTGAGCCGCGACCGTATCTGAGCCGGCAACCTATCGTCAACGGGTAAATCGCCAACTTTTCTTATTGACTTCCTGGGGGCCGCTGATTAGTGTTCGGTATCCGCAACCCACACTTTAACAAAGGTCCGACGATGGTAAACGCTCCACTCAACAAAGACGCGCTATTGGCCGATTGGAAAAAGGCCAAGGCTGAACTTGACGAAGTGAAATCCCGCGAAGCTCAGTTGCGCGGCTTGGTGGTTGAGGTCTTCAGCCAAGAAAAAGACCCGATGAAAAGCGGCGTCGAAAACGTTGATGTTGGTTGGGGCTTCAACCTCAAGATTGAGCATAAGCTCAACTTCAAGCTTGACAACGCCAACGACTGCGAAAAGCTTAATGGTGTGTTGAACGCTATCGAAATCAGCATGGCAGGCGGCAACATCATTGCTGACCGGTTGGTTAAGTGGAAGCCCGAGCTTTCCGTTTCCGAATACAAGCTTTTGAGCCCCGAGAACAAGGCCCGCATTGACAGCGTGTTGACTGTCACCCCGGCAAGCAAGAGCGTTGAACTAATCGCCCCCAAGGCGTAACCAATCGGGGTGCTTCGTTGCCCCGTAGTTGCCCGCGTTGCCGAACTCCCCCAAGTCCCCCTGTCCTGGCAACGCGGGCGGCTCTTTTTAATTGAGGTATGTTGGTGGATATCAGAAGCTTTAGGCCTGCCAAAGATTTTGCGCTTCAGCATGGCGCCAAGATCATTTGCTATGGCCCCCCAGGCAGTAGCAAAACCCCAATCATCAACACCGCGTCCAACTTCTGTTTGCTTATTACCGAACCCGGCATGATGAGCATGAGAACGTCAACTGTCCCCGCCGTGCTTGGTCGGACCCCGGATGAAATAGACGACTTCTTTAAGTGGTTGTTCGGCAGTAACGAGAGCCGAAAGTTTGATGGTGTCGCAATCGATAGTGGAAGCCAAATGGCGGAAACCTATCTTGATCGCGAACTAGACGGCAAGAGCAAGGCAGGCAACAAGGTTGATGGTAAGGCAGCTTATGGCAACATGAGCCGTAGCGTGCAGAAGCACCTAAACGGTTTGTTCTTCCTGCCTCAAAAGCATGTCTACATCACTTGTAAGCAGATGATAACGGAAGCCGATGGCGTGAACCAAAAGCGCCCTTACTTCCCTGGGCAGGATTTGAATGTGAAAATCCCCCACCTTTACGATATCATTGTCCATTTGGACAAACAGAATATTCCAGGCTACGGGGCGCAACGCGCCTTCCGTTGTGCTGGCGACTATTCCGCCGTTGCCCGCGACCGCTCGGGCAGTCTGTTGGAATTTGAGCCCCCCGATCTAGGGGCGCTCATAAAGAAGGTGATGGCGTAACAAAAGGAATTAGCCAAATGTCTGGAATGCAACTTAATACCGACTTCAGCACTATCAAGCCGAACGAAGGCAGCGGGGGAATGTTCCCCGTGAGTGACCCGAAAATGGGGTGGTTGGTCAAGATCATTGACAGTTACCCCCAAGAAACCAGAAACAAGGATGGCACCCGCGCTATCCTGAAGCTTGAGGGCCTTGACCAAGGCGTTATGGGTCAAGTGGCTGATTACGGCATCAACGTAGCCAACCCCAGTCAGAAATCGGTTGAGATTGGTTGGTCGGAACTCTCGGCAGTGGCCCATGTGATTGGCGTCTTGCGCGTTGGCAACACAATGGAATTGCACGGCAAGCCCTTCCGCGTGTTGGTGCGCAAACAGAAAGACACCGAATACAACGAAATCTATGGCGTACAGGATGCCAACGGCAATGCTCCTGGCAAGGCAGGGCAGGGGCCGGCAGCGGCTCAGCCTGCGGGCGGGGGCTTCGGCGGGCCGGCAGGCGGCGGGGGCTTCGGTCCAGGGCCTGGGGCTCAGCCTCAGACACAACAGCCAGCGGCAGGGGGTGGTGGGAATTGGCAACCGAACGGGGCGCCAGCGGGTGGGGGCAATTGGAGCCCCAACGGCGGCGGTGCTGCCGATCCGAACGCTACCCAGGCCCAACAGCCCGGTTGGGGTGCTGGCGCCCCGGCAGGGGGCGGGAATGGACAACCGTCCTGGGCCGCTGGTCAGAGGTAATTTGTTGACGGGCTGAAAAGCTACCGGCCTAGCCGGCAAGTCAACGAATAGCGGGCGCTTTGGGGGCACACTGAAGCGCCCGCTTCATTTCACAAAGGGATAAGCGAATGGATTTCTCTAAGCCTGGAATGGCCGAACACGTCGCGGCAACCATTCGCAATGAGATTGACGACAACAGCGCTGCCGACAATCCCCCTAAGTATCGGTGGCGGGTTAGCCCGTCATCACTCGGCAAAGAATGCGTTGCTCAACAGTGGTTCAAATTCCGTTGGGTATCGGTTCGGCAAGTACCTGGGCCGATAGCCCGACTGTTTGCCCGTGGCAACAAAGAGGAAGGCAACATTATTGCCCTGCTTCGTCGGGCCGGTTGGGAAATCCGCGACTATGACAAGCGGCTTTGCTACATCAAAGACACCGACACATATTTTGCCCAAGAGTGGGAAGCCTCTATAGTTCACGGGGTAGACGTTAGCGCCGACCCCGTTCATATTGCAGCGGCCAAGGCCCGCGATAAATGGATGCTGAGGCAGTACCGCGTTAAAGACCTGGGCGGGCACTATAGCGGCTATCTGGATGGCAAGGCCCGCCACCCGATCCATACCGGTGGCGAATGGGTGTTGCTTGAGCTTAAGACGTATAAGAGCCGGCTCTTTAGTACGTTGGTAGCTCGCGACAAGGAAGGCAACCTAAAGACTGTCCAGGTTCACAACTACGATTATTACTGTCAAGCGGTCCAGTATATGGACTACCACCAACTGCCTTGGTGTCTGTTTGGTGCCCTCAACAAAGATGATGACGACTTATATTTTGAGTGTATCCCGGCTAACCCCCAATTAGCGCACGCGCTCAAGAATACTGCCCACACTATCGCAACAAGCCAAGCGAGGCCGGCCCGCATTGCCGAAAGCCCGACATTCCACAAGTGCAAGATTTGTGACTTCACCAACATTTGCCACAAGTCGGCGCCGGTTGATATCAACTGCCGCTCTTGTCAACATTGCGTGGCTGAGTTTGAAACCAACAAAGGCAACTTCAGGTGTAACAAATGGGCCGCTATTATCCCCGACGAAAAAGCAATCATGGCAGCTTGCCCGCAACACTTGCCATTGGTCTAATCTGGCTTGTTTTATCCGGCTTTAGTGCCGTGATCTTGGGCGGGCTCGCCTATGGATTGTGGGTAAGCTATTTGATCATTGTAACGGGAAACTAAATTGCTTATTCAGGCCCGATGGTATCAAGACGAAGCGATTAACTCGATATTCGATTATTTCGCGATACACTCGGGCAACCCGGTTATTGCCATGCCAACCGGAACCGGCAAGTCAATTGTCATCGCTGAGTTTATCCGCCGTGTGATGCAACGTTGGCCTGCTCAACGCTTCCTTGTTGGAACGCATGTCAAAGAGCTAATCGGGCAGAATGCTGCTAAGATGGCTGAGGTTTGGCCTCATGCCCCGTTTGGTGTTCACTCGGCAAGCCTGGGGCCTCGCGACCATATGCAACCCATCATCTTTGGTGGCGTGCAAAGCATGTACAAAACCCCCGAGCTTCTTGGGTGGCGCGATCTTTTCCTAATTGACGAATGCCATTTGCTCAACCCCAAAGAGGGGACAATGTATATTGAGCTAATAGCCGGCCTTCGGAAGATCAATCCTAACCTCAAGGTCATTGGTCTTAGTGCAACGATCTATCGCCAAGGCCAAGGCTACATCACAGAAGGCGGGTTGTTCACTCACGTCTGTTACGATCTTACAACGATGGAAGCTTTCGAACGCCTGCTTAATGAAGGTTGGCTTGCTCGATTGATCCCCAAGCGAACCAATATTGAGATTGACACAAGCGAACTGCATATCGCTGCCAATGGCGACTATGTGCAGAAAGAGCTAGAAACGGCAGCGGAAAAGATAACCTACCCCGCTTTGCAAGAGGCCCTTAGGTATGGCAATCAGCGATATAGTTGGTTGGTCTTTTGTTCGGGCGTGAGGCACGCGGTTAAGACGTTCGAAATGCTCAAGCACTTTGGAGTTGCCGCCGTTACGGTGCATAGCAACACCAAAGATCACAAGATGGATGACGACACGCGAGACGCAAATCTAATAGCGTTCAAGGCGGGTCAATATCGCGCGATCACTAACAACAACATTCTAACAACCGGCTTTGACCACCCGCCGATTGATCTAATTCTTATGCTTAGGTCTACTCTCTCAACCTCGCTATGGGTCCAGATGCTAGGCAGGGGCACTAGGCCCTTTGCTGGGGATTACATATTCCCGCCTAAACACAACTGCCTTGTTCTTGACTTCGGAGGCAACACGCGGCGCCTGGGGCCGATCAATGACCCGGTAATTCCCAAGCGCAAAGGCGGTGGCGGGGGCGATGCCCCGGTAAAGATATGCGACCATTGCGGCACCTATAACCATATTTCGGCCCGCTTCTGTATTGGTTGCGGCGAGCCCTTTGAGATAGCGGCGAAGATTGTGCAGAGTGCAAGCACTGAGGAACTAATTAGGGAAGCGGCGCCGATTGTGAGCGAGGCCCCGGTTATCGAAATGTTTGACGTTGAACGGGTCTATTACTATCGGCACCAATCCAAGAAAAAACCCCTGCCCTCATTGCTTGTTACTTACTCTTGCAAAGGGATGCTAATCCCTTTCAAAGAATATATAAACCTGGAACACGATGGCCTAGCCGGCAAGCGCGCCCGCGATTGGTGGCGGCAGCGACACAAAGAGGAACCACCGGCAACGATAGCTGAGGCCCTTACCCGAGTGGCAGAATTGAGAGTGCCGCACCGGATAAGGGTTTGGATTAACCGCGAATTTCCGCAAATATTGGGGCACGAATACCAATGACACCCGACGAAATGAAAGCTCAACAAGCCAAAATCCGCGACCGTTACGCCCAGGACGAAGTTTCACGGGCGAAGATCGTTAACGATATAGCCGAAAACTTAGGCCGCGTGGTGCGGCAGCATCTTGACGAATGCACCCGATGTTGCCCTAACTGCACGTTCTGGATTAACGGGCCGCGCACAGCGCCGATTGAACAATGCGAGTTGGTGGGGGCTCGCCCGCCCGCCGATATCATCGCCCATGGTTGCGAGAAATACGAAGACAAAATCCCATTTTAACCCGAAAGGAAATATCAATGGAAACCCGCAACGCTTCAATCAAGATCGTAACTCAAGCTTGGACCCATTCGCTTCCTTACATGCAGCAAACCGTTCTGTTGACGGCAGTTCGCGGCCCCGATGGTGCCGGCAAATACCACCCGAGCAAATACATGCTTCGTTGGTTCCGTCGCTGCACTCTCATTTGTGCCCTTGAGGGCATCGCATTGACAACGCCCGATGATCCGCGCGGAGGCAGCTTCACCGGCCCAAGCTACAAACCAAGCGACCCGCTCTATAATGATCCGGATTGGGCAATTAACATGGACGTTATTTTTGCTCTATATCTTAGATCACTTGACGAATTGCCCCACCACTTCCAACTTCACTTCATGCACGCGGCGGAAATCGTTGGTTACAAACACCCTGATATGAAAATCCGCACTTGGTGGCGTTCAGTCTATTATGAGCTTGCCCGTGATATGCACCTGAAGCCCGAGCCCGTTGATGAAATGGACCGGCGCTTAGGGGATGACGAAAGCCTATGGCGTGAGGCTAATCACGTCGCAACTCAAGCATAAGGAAATTGCAATGGACATCATGCTAGACCTTGAAACCCTGGGCAAAAAGCCTGGGTCAGTGGTGCTTTCGATTGGCGCTATCGTGTTTGATATAAACAGGCTGGACATAATGGCGCCGGCCATCACTTTCTATCGCAATATCGATTTGTTTTCTTCGCTCATGGTCGGGCTCAAGATTGATCCCGAAACCGTTGATTGGTGGCGCTGCAAAGACCTTGCTGCACAAGCCGCTTTCCTTAAGGGGGCAGTATACCCCGCCCAAGCGGTAGCAGATTTTCATAGCTGGCATGTCGGATTGAACCCGACCACTAGCGAAGAATTGCAACCCCGGATTTGGGCCAAGTCCCCCACCTTCGATTGCGCTCTTTGGGAAGCGGTTTGCGCTAGTGTGGGCAAGGAAGTGCCTTGGGATTTTCGGGC